AGATTAAACTTCGGAGTATTTAAATGAACTCTCATACTGCGATCTTCAGGAAAAACCCGAGTCATTGCAATAAGATCTTCACACTCTTGTATTGAAAGAAACTGTTTTATCACGAGTATTTTCAAATGTCCATCCTCTTTTTCTTAGATAAGCTACTTGGCTATAGATTGCGGATTTCTTTCTTTTCAGTTGGATTTCTAGCTGTTCCATGCTTAGAACATTATAGTTATCCTTTAGAAATTGTCTTTCTTCCATAGTCCATCTCATGCTGTTATTATATCAAAATTTTGACCTGCTGTCAAGAACTAAAATTCTGTTCTTGACTTATGGTGAGAGGCGTAGTATAATATTATCTTAATGGAGAAATTTATATGGCAGATGCAAGCTATTGGGTAATACTTTTATGGTCATGTGGTCTTACATACTTTTGTGCAAAGTATTACTGGATTAGATCTACTATCGACTTCCTTGAAGAACAGGGTTTGCTCGAGTTAGATGATGAAAAATAGTTCTTGACATTCTGCTCGAAAAAGTTTATAATATACCTGTAGTGTATAACTACATGGCGTCGTTATCGAAAGAAACGGCATAATTTAATCGAAAGATGAATTTGGAGAAAATATGACAACATTAGATTTAACAAAATTTTGGCTTGGTATGAACTCACATGACTGGATTCACAGCAGTGACACATCATATCCAAGATATAACATAGTCGAAAGCAAGACTGGGTATCGTATAGAAATAGCAGTACCGAGTTGGAAAAAAGAAGAACTAGAGGTTATTCACGAGAATAATGAGCTAGTGATTAAAGGTAAAAAAGAACGAAAACTTGATGAAGATGAAAGATATGTTCATCAAGGACTGAGCCTAAAATCCTTTGAGAGAAAGTTCATGTTGAACATTGATCTCACTGTAGACTCTGTCGAATTAACAGATGGGATGTTAACAATACAGTTGGAACGCACTCCGAACTCAACAAGGAAATTGTTGGAAATAAAATGAAAAATATAGTGCGTCAGACTAGAGAGGCAACTGAAGTATGTTTTTTAGGCGTTATCTTTATGGGTAGCGTCTTTGCAAGCGTAGGGCAGTTTGTTTGATAGTCTATTGCAAAATACCGAAGTCGAAGCGCACTCGCAAGAGTGTGCTTCGCATGAAGAAAGTTCGCCAAGAACAAGATATGCTTCTTAAAAGCAAAGCAGACGAAATGTCTGAGGATATAAAAAGACGATGCAAATTAGTAATAAAGGACTTGATCTTATAAAGTTTTATGAAGGCTTAGAACTCGAAGCCTATAAGTGTGCTGCTGGAGTGTTAACTATTGGTTATGGTTGGACACATGATGTTAAGGAAGGAGATACCATAACAGAAGAACGAGCAGAGGAGCTCCTCAGAGAAGGCATAGTACAGTACGAAAATGCCGTACATGATCTCGTTGATGTTCCACTCGAGCAGCACCAATTTGACGCTCTTGTCAGTTGGGTGTATAATTTAGGAAAGGCAAATTTAGCCGCTTCTACACTACTCAAAAAAGTAAATGCACAAGAGTTTGATGAAGTGCCAGATCAAATCCGAAGATGGAACAAAGCTGGCGGTAAAGTTTTAGAAGGACTTACCAAAAGAAGAGAAAGTGAAGCAAAGCTTTGGTCAACTGGTGAGTTCTAATGTGGAAGATATTTGCAGGAACAACAGTAATGTTTGCATTAAGTACTTTTTATTTATGGCAAACTAATCAAGTTCTAGTAGAAAACAATGTAAAACTAGAAAGTGCGATTGCTACACAAGAAGCAGCAATACAGAGTCTACAAAACGACTTCACACTACAAACAGGACAACTAAACGAATTACAAAAGAAAAGTCAAGAAGCACAGTTAGAAATGAATCGCTATCTTGATATTTTCAGAAGGCATAACCTCAGCAAATTAGCTGCAGCAAAGCCTGGGCTAATAGAGCCAAAAGTGAATAAAGCAACAAAAGAGGTATTTGATGGTATTGAACAAGATAGCCGTGACATTGATGACGCTGACGATGGTCTCACAATGCAGCCTACTCCTACCGAAGAAGTTAGAGGTTAGTGCAAAACCCATAGAGAGGCAGATCGCACAACCAGTTCTACCTCGAGAAATAGATTTAAAAGAGCCATATTGGTATGTGGTAAGTGCAGAAAACTTAGATGAGTTTCTAGCAAGAGTTGAAAAAGAGAGTGGACAAGTAGTATTTTTTGCTATGTCAGTCCCTGATTACGAACTCATGGCATACAATATGCAAGAGTTAAAACGATATATTCGTGAACTCAAAGAAGTAGTAATATACTACAGAAAGGTTACGACAAATGAAACCAGTATCAATACGAAATAGAAGGCTACTAGATAAACTAGACCTACTGGCAGAAGAAGTATTAAAGTGTCCACATAGCTGGAAAGTTAAGAGTTGGAGTCCAACACTTGCAAATCTAAAAACAAAAATGGATGATAGCGAGTATGATGGATATCCAGATAGCACTTTAATTATTGATTATGCTTACAGAAACATAACGCCAGAGCTTAGAAATGCAAGAAAGTTTCTATTGGCAGGTTTTAAAAATGCAATATCTGGAAAAGCACCTCATTGGAGTTATGATGGTATTTACTTTATGCCTCCAAGATATGGTCACATAGACTGGCACAACGATAAGAATAATCCTAGAAAGAGTATTCAATTTATATGGTCTGGTGCTAAAGGCTATACAATAGATTGTGCTGATGGTAAACTAACAAAAATACCAGACAGAGGTGGAAATATCAATCAAGGTAAATGGAGCTGTATACAAACAGAGTTCAAAAGAGATGGAAAGACTTGGATGGCTCATGTAAATAATGGTTTTAAACCAAGAATTGTTATTGATATTAGTATACCAAATAAGTATACATATGAATACCAAGAGGCATTGAGTTTTATAAGAAGAAGTGTTTAATATATTTAATATGCTAAAATGGCGACAAGAAATGGTTAAAGGATCTCAGGCACTGGAGGATAATCCAGTTATACAGTCACGCTTTGAAGAAAATGAAGATTGGCTAGAAGAACTTGAAGATCGCATTATAGAACTAGAAGAAGTTGCTCACCCACCAATAGAGGCGGGTGGTGCAACTGAATTAAAAGCTGCGATAGAGGCAGTTTCAGAAAGAGTAAGACAAATAGAGGTGAAGCTAGGACTTGTTAAGTCCGATTATGAATACGATACTGACAGCGACTAAAAGAGAAGTTACGGCATATCTTTTAGGAGGAGAACTTAACGCAGCTACTTATGCAACAATCGCAGTAGACTTAGACTACATTGCCTGCCCTGTAAAAGAGCGAGAACTTATCAATGGATATGACTTTTTAAGAAAGTCTATCGTCACCAATGGAATGACTGATCCAGTTATTCTCCTACCCAACAGTCAGTCAATGTATGATATGGCAATCCGACAAGTAAAGAAAGACTTTATAAATGACTTTGATCCAAGTGCAAAACTTCTTGCATATACTGGTAACCAAAGAATAAGTATAGCAAAAGAATTAGGATATATAGCAATAGAAGCCGTAATTGTAGAGGATGTTCATTGGGCACATGCTGTACAATTAATGCTACAAGACGGAGTTATAAAACATGAAATTAGAACTATCAACTCATAACGAGTACGATATAGTTGGACATGTTCCAGATTTTTTAAATGATCCTGAAATAGACGCTATATGGAAGGCAAATCACCATAGACAATGGGAAAGAGGAGTAACAAGATACAGTGGTTATAACTCAAAAATACGAGATTGTCTAAAGATACCTCAGATAGAGTTTCAGTTTTGGGACAGACTTTACGCAGCAGTACAGGAGTACAATAAGCATAGCTATCAGTTAGAATTAAATCCTGATAGAGAATGGTCTGAGATAAACCTTGTAAGATATAACAAGCCAGGTATGTTCTTTCGACCTCATAGAGATTATAGACCAGTTTTAAAAGACTGGAAACTAAGAAAACATATAAGAAAAATAAGCTGTAGTATACAGTTAAGTTATGGATATAAATATAAAGGATCAGACTTAGAAATAGTGGAAAGTTACACTGTTCCAGATGCTTTTATGGACAGTAATCATCCACCCGAATTTATACAACAACGAGAAAAATTTAGACACAAATTTAGAACAATAAAAAAGAAAGGTAGTTTAACTATGTTTACATCAATACACGAACACGAAAGTACACCACTAATAAGTGGACAGCGTGATATTATTGTAGCATTTATTAGTGGAAAGTCAGTAGGAATATGATAGACTTATTTAGAGAAGTTGCTAAAGAGTATATAACTTACTCTACAGGACAGAACTTTTGGAGATTTCCAAGAGCAGATGTATGGCAACTCTATAAATTAGAGAGACAAAAATATGTCAATCCTTTCCCACCTTTTGTCAACAATAAAGATGCTCTATTTGATTTTTGTAAAGAAAAACTAGGTAAAGAGAAGAATATAATTAATTTTTACCTAGTAAAACATACAAATAGATCTTTTCAAGTACCAGTTCAAAGGAAACAGCATGGGTATATTCCATTAAATCCTTTGAATATTGTAGTTAGTAACAAAACAAATTTAGAAAAATGGCAACACATCCACGATTTGGATCTGTTTCCTTTTAAAGATCTAGGACTAAAATATCTTAGAAAGTATAGTGAGCCTGTATTCTTTGATCCTGACTGGCAGACATTAGTCTACCCACAAGAAGGCACAAGTTATTTTTATGTGGAGTTTGAATGATATTAAAACCATTAAATATATTTGTAGGAACAAGCGATACTGAAGATACTTTCATAGAACGGATTTTAGTCTATACTCTAAGTAAAAATACTAAGTATCCATTGAATATTAGATTTTTAAGACCGAGAGATTTTCCTAATTGGAATAGAGATACTTGGGGTACACCATTTACTTGTTTTCGTTACGCTATCCCACATATTATGGGCTATAAAGGCAGAGCACTATATTTTGATGTTGACCAAACAAATTTTAGAGATATATCCGATCTATACTTTACAGATTTAGAAGGATGTGCTTTTGGAATGGTATGGGATGCATTGCAAGATAATGGACAACTAGGTAAAAAGCAAGGACGACCAAGAGGTTGGTTTTGTGATAGTGTAATGCTCATGGATTGTGCAAAAGCAAAACAGTATATAGAACATCCAGACAAAATTGCAAAATGGAAAGGATCTTACAAGTGGCATTTTCCAGAGCAAATAGGATGTCCTATTAAAGAGAAAGCAAAAGGTATAGTATACGAATTAGATCAAAGATGGAACTCTTTTGATGGTAGAGCTACTGCGGAAGAAGTAAAGACAAATAGATCGGAAGATCAGTCAGATCTACCTTTGCATGAGATTTGGCATTTACACTGGACTACAATATCAAGCCAGCCATGGCACCCAAAGTACCATGCAAGTGGAAAGATGCAACATCACAGACAAGATTTATGTTATCAATTATGGAAGTATGCAAAAATAGTGCATCAGATAGGAAATGTAAATGACTATTGAAGAATTATTACAACCAATAGGAAAAGAAAGATTCTTTGACGAGTTTAAAGGCAAGAAAATCTTAGTTATAAAGTCAAAGAAAAATATTTTTAAAGATCACTTCAGCTGGGTAGAATTTGATAGATATCTACAAGGTATTCATATGGGTGGACATGATAGAGTTCCACAATTACAAGTAGTTCTTCCACAAGGTGGTAAGTGGTGTAAGAAAAAAGACAAGAAGCAATACACAAAAGCTGAGATCTACGACATGTGGAAAAGTGGGTGTAGTTTTATATTAACATTATCAGAGTTCCTAAACAAAACAATGTGGGAACAATGTAGAGAATTTGAGAAATATTATGGAATTGGTCAAGCAAACATTTACTGTTCTAATCAGGCAAACGCAAAAACGTTTCCTATCCATGCAGATAGCACTGACAATTTTCTTTTCCATGTTAGTGGAAAAATACGGTGGCACATTTACAAAGAATGGGCGCCAGCTAGTAAGCAGGATAAAATCGCTGCTAGAACAGATAACTTAACAATAGATAAAGAGTTTGAATTAGATGATGGGGATATGCTTTATATTCCTAAACATTTATATCACAGGGTAACAACCCTAAGCCCAAGAATAAGTATAAGTTTCCATTTTAACGAACAAGGCGAAAGCCACCAGCGTTATAATAGAGATC